CGTGGCAGAGAATCTGGAGCTTGCGTTTACGCTTTTCAACGTCCATGACGGCGTCGATGACGTAGGTCTCGCCGCCGAAAATGACCTGGTCCTGAGGGCTGATGGTCACACTGGACGCCGGGTAGCGGATCTCCATCATGTACGTGGACTGCGAGATGAAGTCGTCGGTGCTGTAGATCATCTTGCCGTGCAGGACGTCGATCGACGCCCAGGCGGTGTAATACGCCGTCCAGGTCGGCGTCTGCTGTCCGAACGCATCGGGCGTTGTGCTGCACGACTGGAACTGGACACGATTGCGGAGCCTTCCTGCCTGAACGGGCTGCATTAGAATCTGTCCGTGGGGCCGAAAGGCGCGAGGATGTCTGCAATGTTGTACGGCATCTCGTAGGGTTGGCTTCCGCTGACGAGTGCCACAGGTTCGCGGTTTTCGTAGAAGTTAGCAATCACCATTTTGATGGCGAGCTTGATCGTGTCTGGAACCGGAGGCCAAATAACCGATGCTCTGGAAACGGTTGTGCCGGCGGCGTTGGCGACGGTTGCATTGCCGCTGTCGTCCACCGCAGCGATGGTGGTGTACAGATCGATGGTGATCGGAGGCGTCCCAGCGGTCACTCCCGCGCCGGGTATTACGATTCGTGAGCCAACATCCGTCGGCTCAAATACCGCCCCAGTGATGGCGGTCGCTTCCGCTTCAATGCCGATTGAGAGGCCTACGCCATAGCCGCAGACGCACTGTATGCAGATCGCGTTGCGCTGCGAGGTGTACGGAGGCCAGATCTGATTTGGAGCGAGATATATGCGCGCTGGCTCGCTGACCAGATCCACCAGGTAGATCGACGGATCGAGCGTCTGGGTTTCGCCGTTGACATCGACGTATGTCACGCCTACGACGGACTGGATCGGCGGCTTGCCGAGTTCGAGATACGAATTCAGCGGCCACTGCTGAGCCCAGCGGCTGGAGCCTCCGTAGGGGATGGGAACATTCGAGCCGGGATAGTTGAGCCCAGTTTTGAATCGGCGATCGCGCTCGATGAAGTCATCAAAATAGAAGTTCCATGTCTGCTGCACGAGCGCCCGGTCACAGTACTTTTCGACATGCCAGCGACCCACGGGAATCAATCCGGTGACGAAGTTCGCGTCGCTGTCATCGTCCAGACGGAGGTAGTCCAGGGCTTCCTGAATCGTAACCGGCTCGACGGCCGGAGCTGTGACAAGTTTGCTCGGCATGAATTAGCTCTTCCAGCCGACGGGAACGTGGGCAGATGTGGATGACTTTGGAGAGGCGGACGTTTTGGCCTTAATCTCATGAACTGCTTGCTCGACCTCTGCGGCCTGCGCAGGTGTGAGCGTGGTAAATTCCGCCATCAGCGCTGTCTTGGTATCCGTGTTTTCGGTCGAAGAGGTGGTTTCCGCTGAAACGGCCATGTTGCCCTGAATGAGGCGGTTCGCGGTGCCGTCGTCCACGTCCAGAACGGGGCCTTCAAGGTGATAGGCAGTCCCAGAGAGGCTGGTAAACAGTTTGACTTTCATCGGGTGTTTCTCCGAACGAGGTGAAAAAAGCGAGGCCGGTGTAACAGGTCCGGCCCCGCATTCAGGAGGTGCAACGTGTTTACGCGTGCTGGGTGAGGGCGACGAGCGCCTTGGAGCTGGCGCAGACGAGGCGAGAGTCACCGCGGTACCAGGCAATGTAGGCAACCTGGTCGGCGACGGCATACAGCTCGTTCAGGCGGCGAACAACGACGCCCCGGACATCGCGGACGATGAACTTGCCAAAATCGCCGAAAAGGACGGAGATTGCGGTGGACGCGACGGTGGCCATCTGCTGGTTGGTGATCACCTTGAAGCCGAGCAACGTGGTGAACTGACCAGGCAGAGTGCTGTAGTCGAGCAAGTAACGGCCGTTGTTGTCCTTGAGCTGCCGGATCAGACGGACGGTGTCATCGTTCATCATGAACGAGCACTTGGGGTTCCCGCGGTACGCCGGATCCACCTTGTGCTGCAAGGCTATCAGTTCGTCGCCTGCGATGAGGACGGGAGACGCGGTGGTGAGTGCCGCGGTAGCCGCGATGGTGACACCCTGCCAGGTACCGACGCCGAGGCCGGTGGTCTGGTAAGCGTTCTGCCGACGTCCGAGGCGCTCGCCGATCATGCTGCCAACCTCGGTATCGAGGTTGATCCCAGTGTCTTCGAGCAATTCGGTGGGTACCAGGATGATTCCGGAATCCATCTTATTGGAAATCAGCGTCACCGAACCGAATACCATATCCTCTTCGTTCGCGGCGGTGTTGATGGTGGAGTCCTCACCGGTGTTGCTGGTGTCATCGATGGTCGGCCAGGGAATCGCATTCCCGGACTCAGTCTTGAGGATGCGCGCAGCCTGACGCACGCCACCAAAGGCCAACTCGGCGCGTTCCAGCTCAGCCATGAAGCCCTGGGGAACGAGGTAGCCGCCGCCCGTTGTGCTCACGGTCTGGGCGCGCTTTTCCTTTTGACCCGGCTTGTCTTCGCGATACCCCTGTTTCAGGATGGAGCGCTGCTCGGGGCTCAGTTCTTCCTGGCCAAAGCGGAAGTAGACGTCAAAAGCCTCCGCGTACTTGCGGACCTCTTCCTCGTTCTTCTTCTTGCGATCCTCGGTCTGGGCCTTGTCATCCTTGGGGATGATCGGGCTGTCGGACTGAGCGGCAAGCTCGCGTTCGCGGGTCTCCTGCTTTTCGTAGAGATCGATGTCGCTCTGCAGCTTGTCGATATCCGCGTCCATGGCGGTGACCTTGGTGCGTACTTCTTCAGTGAGCTCTCCATTCATCAGAGCCCGGCAGTCGGTGACCAGCTTTGCGCGCTGTTCGCGCAGTTCTTTCGATTTCAGCATCAACATGACGTTTGTCCTTGGGGCTCAACAGTCGGGTACGCGACTTACGTCGCTCCGGCTGCTGGCGCTTGCGATTTGCGTGACAGCCGCCCTGCCGGGTGCTTCATGCGTGCCCGTCCAGGCAGACGGCTGCCGCCGTCCGCGCGAGGCGGGATGAACTTTTGGGATTTCCCTGGGTTACAGCTTTTCGGCGAGTTTCAGGCGCATTTCCATGCGCTCGCGGAATTCAGAATCTTTGGGAGGCGCGGCGGCGCGCTGTTTACAGCGGCAGTTTTCGTCCTCGCACGCATCGTCAGAGCAGTTTTCGCAGTCGTCGTCCTGGCACTCCGGACAGTCGCATTCGCAATCGGCCGCGGCCGCGCGGATTTCCTTGGGAATATCGAGTCCCTCAAAGAGCTGGCTGCGAACGCCAGCGGTGGTAGACGCGTAGGCCGGATATGTCACCGGCGAGACATCGAGAAGATCTACGTCGAGGATCTCGCGGAGGTAGGTGGTCACTCCGTCCTTAGTGGTCTCGTTCCACTTCTGCCCGCGAGCGACAAAGCCGAAACTGCTGGCGTCGATGTCGCCCCGGTCGATGGATTCGATGAGGTCATGGGCTACGGTCGTATTCGGCGCGTCGATCTCATAGCGGAGGCCTTTGGCATCGACCGAGAGACGAAGTGTGCCTGGCTTTGTCCGGCCGAGCACCTTGCCCGCGTGATGGTTGAAAAGTGCCCGCACATCCTGCTTCTCTTTCAGCGCTCGGGTGAAGGCCGTGGGGCGAATCACTTCGCTGAACGAGGAGCTGATCTTGGAGACCGAGTTGAAGACGGCCGCATAGCCAGTGATGAGCGTTGGCTTGTCGGCTTCTTTCTGGACCCGGACCTCGGTAAGGAGAAAACGACGCTCAGTTCGTAATTTCATGAGTTCCTTTTTTGCGCTCGCGCGGCTCATACACACATCTCCTCAAAGCGCTCGATCGAGCGTTGGGCAAAATCTGGCACAACTGGATCCATCTCCGAGACCATCCGCATGCAGAACTCACCGGGAGTGACGCTGGGGATCTTTTCTCCGCCGAGTTTCAATAGGGAAAACGATGTAAACACGGGCGCGAATGCCTCCGCGACCCTTGCCGCATCTCGCTTCTCCCACCGTGCGACCCTGCTTTGAACGTCCTGCAACCATGCCAGGTGCCCTGACCGAGCCGCCGCGATGTCGCGCATCGACCTGCCGCCGTCTGTTGGGGCACCAGGAGCGCCCCCGCCCGGGGCCGCTGGGGCCTTCCCG